AGGATTATACTAGCCCAAAAGGGCAGGTTAAGGAAACTGAAACTGGAACTGAATCTGAGGCAGAAGTCGAAGTAGAAGAGGAAGAAGAGGTTGTAGAAGAGGAAGATAATCCTGGGGAATCCGAGGAAACTTCTGAACAGGAAGAAGAAATTGAGGAAGTTGAAGATCCGGTATACACCGTCAAGCATGACGGGAAAGTGATAACGGTAACCCTTGACGAACTCACAAATGGCTATCAACGCCAAAGTGACTATACGCAGAAAACGCAGGAACTTTCGCAAAATAGGAAAGCATTTGAGGTCGAAGCACAGGCTGTCGCTGGTGAACGCCAGCAGTATCAGCAAGCTTTAGGCCAGTTTAACCAAATGCTAGCCGAACAAAACGCGCAGTACGAGCAGATTGACTGGAATGAGTTGGCCGAATTAGATCCAACACAATTCCTGATCAAAAAAGAAGAACAGCGCGAATTGAAGCAGAAGCAAGCTAATGTGCAGCAGGAGGATTATCGTGTCCGGCAATTGGTGCAGAACGAGAACAATCGTAAACACCAAGAGATGTTGGACGTTGAGTGGGGTAGGTTGGAGGATGTTTTCCCTGACTGGAAAGTCCCTGAAAAACGTGAAAAGCTTTCCCAGAATTGGGAGAACTATGCGGTTACTCAAGGATATGACGGTGATGAGGTAAAAGGCATCACTGACCATCGCGCACTAAAGATTTTAAATAAGGCAATGCTTTATGACAAAATCCAGAAAGCTGCAACTAAAAAAGGAAAGGTTGTGAAAGTCCCTAAAACTGTGAAATCGGGGGTTGCTGGTCCGTTAGGGAAACAGGCCAAAGGCAAACTCAAAACTAAAATGCAAAATCTTAGACAGACTGGCAGCGTAGATGCTGCGGCATCAGTCTTCTTTGATATGGATCTATAAGGAAATAAATTATGGCTATTATCACAAATACGGCAGAGTATCTTAATCATGCTACAACTGAAACCGGTGATGTTGCCGGTGGACGCGAGGACTTGTCAAACGCAATTTATGACATCTCCCCAACTGAAACACCTTTTGTATCGAATGTTGCTCGCACTAAAGCGACTGGTGTTCGACATGAATGGCAAACGGATTCTTTGGCGGCTGCGGCAGTAAATGCGGTTGATCAAGGACATGACTATCTGGGCACGACCACCACCAATGCAATTGGTTCTGTGTCAGCTACTTCAAGACTGAGTAATGTTACTCAGATTTCTAGTAAAACTTTGATCATTGCTGGAACGACTGAAGCAATTTTGAAAGCTGGACGTAAATCTGAGCTAGCTTATCAAGTAGCTAAAAAAGGTAAAGAGTTGAAACGTGATGTTGAGTATAACCTGACGGGTGTTGCAACTGGTGAATTGGTTGCTGTGTCTGGTACGGGTGCTAAAACTCGCAGCATGGAAAACTGGATGTCTTCTAACGCTGGTCATAACGGTTCTGGCGCAACTGCCACGACTCCGACTACTGCTGTTACTGACGGTACTCAGCGTAACCTAACTGAAGATCTAGTCCGAGCCCAGATTCAATCTATTTGGTCTGCTGGTGGCGATCCTGATTGTATGCTTGTAGGACCGGTAAACAAACAGAATATTTCTTCTCAGTTTGCTGGTATTGCAACTCTTTATCGTGATGCTAATTCAGGTCCGGCTACCATCGTTGGTGCGTCTGACATGTATATTCACGATTATGGTGAATTGAAAGTTGTCCCTTCAAGGTTTAGCCGCGATAGGACGGTTTCTATTATTCAAAAAGATATGTGGGCGGTTGCTTATCTAAGACCGTTCAAAATTGATAAGTTGGCTAAAACTGGGGACGCTGAGAAACGCTTGATGTGTGTTGAGTACTCACTTGAAGCGCGTAACGAAGCTGCTTCCGGCAAGGTTGCTGATCTTACAACTAGCTTAATCTAACTTGGGTGGGTCGGCTGGGGTGTCAAAACCCCAGTCACCTCTTCCATGTTTTGGAGGTTATATGCAGAATTTTATCATTGGTACTTGTGTTGCATTTTGGATTGGCGTTATTCACCACTTTATGTAGGTTATTATGGCTGAAAAGAAAGTTCCACTCTCCACTGACTGGGGGGCAAATTTAGTAAGAACTGAAGCGTGGACAGATGATAATAAAATCATTGTTCAGTCTTCACAGGATTGTTCTGCCATTGCAAAGTCTAACAAAATTATCCGTAACGATGTAGATGTGAAGTTTAACAGCAGGTATGACCGTACAGGGCGGTGGCATTGGGCGGCACGTATTCCTAATATTATTGTGGATAAGTTGATGCGTGAGAAGTCACCTGAAGGAATTATGAAGTGGCATGACAAAAAATATATGAAGAAATGGTTAAATGATCCCAACAATAAGGCTTGGCGTACTGGTGGGGGTTATGTATGAGTTTGAATAGCTATGATGACTTAAAGACTGCGGTTGCTAATTGGGTGGACCGTGACGATTTAACATCTAGGGTTTCTGACTTTATTACATTAGGCGAGTCACGGATAAACAAACACTTGCGTATTCGCCAAATGGAAAGACGTTCTCAAATGTCTACCATTGCAGACACAGAGTATTATGGGTTGCCGCCTGGTTGGTTAAAGGGTAGGCATCTTAAACTTGTAAACGCGTATGGCAGTGCAGACGCTGATATGGAGTACTTAACTCCTGAAAGTTTGGATGTTGTCAATATGCGTAAATACGGTGGTGGTGCTGGTATTCCAAAGTATTACACTATCGTTGGTAACGAGTTTAGATTTCTCCCTAAGCCAACCGCTGTATATACGATTGAAGTGTTGTATTACAAGAAATTAGATTCTTTGAGCTCTACGCAAACTAGCAACGAAGTGTTTTCGGACTTCCCTGACATATATTTGTATGCTGGAATTTTAGAAGCGTCTATTTTTTTAAAAGACGCGGCTTCCGCTAAAGAGTACGGGATGTTGTTGTCAAACGCAATTACTGCGGCACAGGATTCGGATCAGCAGGATAGGCATTCTGGTGGTGCGTTGAATGTTGTCGGGGAGCAGATAGGCGTATGACGGATACTACGTGGACTGAGGTTTGTGCGGTTGTCCCATGGTCTGCTGTGTCGGGGACATGGGCAGAACAGACAAAGACTTGGAACGAATTTAACACGGACTGGACTATAGGCCAAGGTTTAGCGTGGGGGAAACTTTATGAAACATGGTCAACTATTGATGTGACTTGGGGGAATTTGTAATGGGATTAGAAACAGGATCAAATATATCGGATTTAAACGCGTCTAATCCTACGACTGGTGACAATGCTAGTCAAGGTGATGATCATTTCCGATTAATCAAGACAGCTTTAAAGACGGAGTTTCCTAGCTTTGTGTCTTCTACTACTGGCGTTGTTGCTACTCAGGCTGAGTTGTCGGTGCTTGGTAGTGTCACCGCTGGAACTTTAGCGGCATCGAAATCGGTTGTTGTGGATTCAAATTCAAAGGTTGACGTTTGGAATGTGGACAACGTAACAATTAACGGCAATACAATCTCCACTACTAACACAAATGGTGATTTGCTGATTTCTCCTAATGGGACCGGTGACGTTGATTTTAATGCATGTTCCATAATGATTGATACTGGTGAGTCGTTGAAGGATGCGAGTGGTCATGAATATATTGAGTTTACTTCTAGCACTACCCCTGTTAATCATTTAGGTGTTGAAAGTGCTGATACTGGCGTTAATATTAAGCTTAAAGCGTTGGGTGAAGCGGATTCTGGAATAGTTTACGAGAATGACCAGTCCGAAGAGTTGTTCATTATGGAATGTACCGCAACTGCGGTGAACGAGTTTACTTCCAATAATGCAGCAGCCGGATCAGGACCATCACTGTCCGCTACGGGTGGTGATACCAATATCAATATGAATTTGATACCAAAAGGTTCTGGCAAGGTAGATATTCAGGGTGGTTTTATGACATCTGAAACAACTTCTTTGACGGGTGCTGGGGCTGTCGCGATCACTGGAGCAATTCACGAAATTACTACAGATTCAGCAGATGCTTTGACATTAGCTGACGGTGTTGAAGGACAACACTTATTTGTTGTGTGTGTAGATCAATCAAGCGGAAACGCAACCTTGACCCCATCTAACTTTGCACAAGGAACAAATATAACTTTTGCTGATGATGGTGATGCTTGCCATCTACTATTTACCGCTGGGGAATGGTATATAGTAGGCAACCAAGGATGCGCTATAGCATAAATAACAGGAGAACAAGATGCCATTAAGTACTATTTCACCAGTTTCAACGGGGACAGCCACCTCAGCCACGCTAGATCAGGCATTAACGGCTGTGTTGACTTTATCCACTAGGGGTTATGAAAGCTTATGGGCCTCAATTGCTATTTCAGTACAAGCTACCGATCAATTTACGATTGGTGTCAAGGCTAGACAGGATCAGGCTGCTTATGTGGTAACGCATTCAGCGGCTAGTGACTTCACAACCCCATATTTACCGCTTATTTATGCAAGTGAGTCTTTGGCAGATATAGCTGCTGGTGCAACAGCTTGGCTGCTTATGGATGTTCGCGGCATTGAAGTTGTGCAGTTTAGTACTGCTTTTGCTGCGGATAACGGGACTTATTTGATTGATTACTGTTTACAATAAGGGGTAGATAATGCCATTAGAAAGTGTAATACATCTTGATGACTTAGAAGTTGCCAACCCCCTTGGTACTGACCCCCGTTCTGAAGGGGATGACCATATAAGGAATATCAAAAAAGCCTTAAAGACTGATTTCCCTAATATTACTGGAGTTGTTAGCGCGTCAACGGCAGAGTTGAATTTGACATCTGGTATTACGGCTGGAACGGTTCTCGCATCTAAATTTGTATTGGTGGATGCCAGTAAGAAGGTTAATGAATGGTTGGTAGACAATGTAACTATTGACGGCAATAGTATTACGTCTACATCCGGGGATCTGCAACTCAAAGCTGTGTCAGGGAGTAATCTGACTCTACAAGATGATGCAGATGCTGCTAAGGAAGTGACGCTGGTTATGTCCACCGTTACATCCGGCCAAGACAGGTCGTGGACGTTTCCCGATTCTGACGGAACATTTATTGGCGCGGCCACAACAGATACGTTAACAAACAAAACGATTGATGCAGGGGAATTTACTACCGACCTAAATCTTGACGATAGTGTTCCGATTAGACTTGGAACTGCGGAAGATTCCAGTATTGAATTTGATGGGACTGATCTTATAATCCTTACAGACGGGGCTGGTGCTTCAGGCATCATCTTGGATTCAGAGGATAATACTGTAGAGATCAAAGGTAGTGGAACACTACAGGCCACATTTGATGCTGGTGGGTTAGACCTAGCTAGTGGTGACGCATACGAAATTAATGACGTTTCAGTTCTTAACGCAACTACTCTAGGTGGAGCTGTTGTGTCCTCTAGCTTGACGAGTACAGGCGCGTTGAATAGTGGGTCGATAACTAGTGGCTTTGGTGCTATTGACAATGGTGCATCAGCAATTACCAGTACTGGCACAATTACTGGTGGTGTGGTTGTAGCTGACAACATACAGTTAGATGCTAATGCAATTACATCCACGGATACCGATGGGGATTTAACTCTGACTCCTAACGGAACTGGGGACTTAATCTTAGACGGGGTGAAGTGGCCTCAAGCAGACGGATCAGCAAACTACTTTTTACGTACTAACGGTTCTGCCCAAGCAAGTTGGCAAGCTGCTGTACCAACCTCAGTAGCTGGTGTTTTAGACTATCAGTTTGAGACTGCCACAACTGCTGCGGACCAAGGTGCGGGTAAATTATGGTTAAACCATGGCACAATAGCCAGTGCTACCGTGTTATATTTAGACGATGATGATGACAATGGAACAGATGTTAGTGCTTGGACTGCTACCTGGGATGATAGCTCAAACACACAAAGAGGGTATATTTCCTTTAAATCACTGGCTGCACCATCAACGAAGTATGCAATATTTGAAATTACTGGTGCAACGACTGATTCCACTGCCTACCAACGGTTTTCCGTTACCCATAAGGTATCTACCGGAAGTTTTTCAGATACGGAGCAGGTAGTGGTTGACTTTGTGAGATACGGCAATGTAGGGGCAACGGGTGCTACTGGTGCTGCCGGGGAAGCGACTAACGGTTTTGCTATCGCAATGGCCGTGGCTTTATGATTTTAAAATTAATCAAGGACTAATACAATGGCACAGGATTTTGAGAGACATATTGATCGTAATACAGGTACAGGTGCTGTAACTGTGTTCACAAGTAACAGTGATGACACTGTGGTAGGTATTAGGTGTTGTAATGTTCACGCAAGTAGTTCTATTAATGTAGATGTATACATTGTCAATGGTGGTAATAATTACTATTTAGCAAAGACTACGCCTATCCCTGTTGGTGGACAATTAGAACTTATAGATGGTGGAGCCAAAATTATACTACAAAGCGGGGATGCACTTACGGTTAAATCAAGTGTAGCCAGCAGTCTGGACACAGTAGTCTCACGCATTGATGCCATCAGTACTTAGGAGATAACATGGGATATATCGGACAAACACCTACGGCTGTACCATTGGATGGGGATGATCTGTCAGATGATATTATTACCCTAGCTAAAATGGCTAGTGGTACAGATGGTAATATAATTACTTATGATGCTAGTGGCAACCCTGCTGCTGTAGCAACGGGTAGTTCAGGACAGGTATTAACCAGTGCGGGTGCTGGTGCTCCACCTACTTTTTCCGCTGCTCCTTCTCACACAGGTAATGTCGCTTTTCCAGCTACACAATCAGCCAGTGGAGATGCTAATACCTTAGACGACTATGAAGAGGGAACTTGGACTCCAGTGGTGGGTGGAGCAGGTGGAACGAGTGGACAATCATATGGTCAACAACATGGTAGTTACGTCAAAATTGGTCGAATGGTTACTTGTGTCGGCACGACAACTTTTTCCGCTAAAGGAACCGTGACGGGTAATGTGACCCTCAGTGGCTTACCATTTGCGATGGCGAACTTACGGCAAAATAGGGGTGCTGGGAGTGTGACTGCGTGGTATGCACTAGGCAATAATATGGTTGATGTGCAATTGCTTGGAAACGAAAATGCAGCAACAGCATCTTTTCTGCATCTAGAGTCTGCTCAAGCCAATCAAGGTAATCAAAGTATGGTAACAGCCGACTTAACTGATACAAGTGAACTGATGTTTTCACTCACATACCTTTCATAAGGAGCAAGATTGTGGCACTCACAAAAACAACTGAAATCGGAAGTATCGAAGTTCTCCCGCTAGGGCAGATTCAAGTTCGCACCGACACAATTATCAAGGAAGATGGGGCAGAATTAAGCAAATCTTACCATAGGCACGTTGTTGAACCTGACGCTGACATTACCAATGAAGATCAGAGAGTGAAGGATATATCGGCTACTGTCCATACTGATGCTTGCAAAACTGCTTGGGCAGAATTTAAGGCTAGTCAGGAATGAATGGAGAAGATATTAGAGTCAGCATGGGCCCTATTTGTAGCCATAGGATGGTTTTTCATCAACAGAATTACAGCTAAGGTAGATGCTTTAGAGAAGGACAAAGCAGATGGTTCTACTGTAGGTAGACACGCTGGGTTAATACATGAGGTAGACCGCAGGATAGACGAGTTACAGCACACGACAGTACCACGGCAAGAGTACAAGTCTGACATCGCTGGACTTCATGTGAGAGCTAATGAACTAGAGAGATCCAAGGAAGATAAGGTCACGGATGTACGAATTGTCAACAAAGACGATCTTGGTCCTGCTAAAAAGGGAAAATA